GCCAACATCTACAACCTCGGCTTCTCTGGCGGTCCCTCTTACGGTGACGGTGTGGTTCTTTTCAGTGCTTCTCACCCCACTCGGGCTGGCAACCAATCCAACCTCGAAACGGGTGATATCTCTGAAACCACGCTTGAAACGGCCATTATCAACACTGCACTCATTAAAGATGATCGTGGTGTCCTGATTGGCGCACAAGCACGTTCCATCCACGTTGCACCCGCTGAAATGTTCAACATCCAAAAAATTCTTGGTTCTGAACTTTCCACGATGGTTCAAGGCCCCGCTGGTTCTCAACCCGGCGTTGCTGGTGATGGCGTGACTAACACCAACAAGATTAACGTCCTTCGCTCAAATAAATACCTTCCGGGCGGCTGGCACGTTAACCACCGCTTTACTGATGATGACGCTTGGTTCCTCCGCACTGACGTTACCAACGGCCCGAAACACATGATTCGTAAGAAAATCGAAACGGGCATGGAAGGTGACTGGGATACGGACATTCTCAAGTACAAAGCTCGTGAACGTTACAGCTTTGGTGTCTCGGATTGGCGAGCCCTCCGTGGTTCCGCTGGTTCGTAATAAAACCAGATACTTACTACCCCTGTGAGCCCTAGACCCTCTAGCTTTACCCGCTAGGGGGTCTTTCACACAAGGGGCTCTTTATGCTAATATTTAAAGTAGTTTAATCGTTACGGAAGGAGCCCGACCTTCTTTAAAAATATCAGAGGAAATTAAAAGTGACTCAACAACGCATACCCTATATCATCCAACTCTCGGCTTCCGCTTCGGCCTATACCGCCAACCCCATCATCGAACTGGATTACCGCTTTGCCCCTGACCAGACCCGTACTGTCTGTGGTTCTACCACTGGCTCGGATACGGTTGTTGTCCTTGTAAGCCCCATCCCTGATGGTCAAAGGTCCCCTACCCTGCTTGGGGCCTCTTCATCCATTGGCGCACACACTGACTTCTTTGTAACTATTTCGTCTTACAGTGGCGTATTCAGAGAGACTATCACAGGTCCTTGGGCCCGTATCGCCTTTACGAAAACAGGCACGAGTGGTGCTGCTTCCGTCTACATCTTGGGATAATATGTGCTTTGTAACGGGACTCATTTGTGGTGTAGTTATTACCCTTGGGTTCCTAGTGTTTAGGATATTCTAAAGTGGCTGTTACTTCTGGTACTACGACTTTTGACATGGAAATTGACCTAATCCTAGATGAAGCTTATGATAGGGTTGGTGGTGAGCATATGACTGGAAGGGATGCCCAAACTGCCCGTAGGACCCTCAACCTCCTCCTTATTGACCTTATCAACCGTGGTGTCCCCCTTTCCACCCTTGATGAAGTTACGGTCACTGTAGCCTCTAGCGTTGGGGAATATACCGTATCCTCTAATATAATTGATGTAATGCACCTTATGTATTACAAGGCCAGTTCCAGTGTGGAAACCAGAATGTCCCGTATGAGCCTGTTCCAATTTAAAGATATCCCAAAGAAGGATACCTATAGCAACAGGGCCACTCAATACACTGTGGACAGGGACAGGGATAATGTGGTAATCCACATTTGGCCCAAGCCCGACAATAGCGTTGATACGCTCAAATTCTGGGCTATGACCAAGATTCAAGACGTAACCAGACAAGACCAATTGGTAGACCTTCCTATCCGGTTTCTCCCTGCGGTTGTGTCTGGATTGGCCTTTTATCTGGCTATGAAGCTTAGGCCCGATGATGCCAACCTTATTGTCAGACTTAAACAGGAATATGAGGAAACGGTACTCCGTGCCCTCGAAGAGGACAGGGAACGGAGTTCCTTTTTTACCACTCCGCATTTGGTGTTTAGATAATGTCACACGGAAAAGGTGAACATAGTTATTTTATCTGTGATCGTTCGGGACGGAAGTACCCCTACAAGGAAGGTGTTATCGAACCCGGTACTGGACTCTTTGTCCACAAGTCTGAGAGTGATGGTATGTACTCGGCTGTCACCCATCCTCAGAATTTCCCCGCCAAGGCTAAACCCGAAGGCAGGGGGTTAAAACATGCAAGGCCCGGTTCAACGGAAGAAATATTGTCCTTCCTTACCACCGAGGCAGGAAGTCCTGTAACCACCGATGGTGAATTCGGAAGTTTCCTGATACTTTTAGAGGATTAAATAGATGCCCCAAGGCCCAACCAAGACCTCAGAATTAAGTGTTATCTCCACCGTTACAGGCTCGGAAAAGGTTATCGCTATCGCAACGGTTAACGGCTCCCTCCAAACCGTGCAGATTGCCATTAGTGTAATCACTGGCTACACTCCCCCTGCACTTGATTCCCTCAGTGACGTTTCTATCCAGAACCTCACGGATGGTTATGTCCTTAAATGGTCCTCAGCAAGTCAGCAGTATGTTCTTGGAAATCTTTCCCAGTCTTTCACTTCCCTTACTGATGTAAGCCTTTCTGCTGTCTCGGATGGACAACTTATGGTCTATAATTCTGCCGTTGGACAGTGGTTGAACCAGACTGTAGATTATGTTACGTCCTCCTCTCTTGCCTCAGCCCTCAGCCCCTACATTACGAGTGCAAGCGCAAGCTCTCAGTTTGCCTCTGTAACTCACTCCCATACTCTTGATGGTCTTAGTGATGTATCTGCCGTAAGTCCCTCTGACGGTCAAACCCTCTCATGGTCCTCGGCCCAAAGTCAGTGGATTCCGGGTACTCCTGCTGCTGGTATCGGTGCTATTGCCTCCGCTACGGACGTTTCTGTTTCTGCCCTTACCGAGGGTGATACTCTTATATGGAATTCCGTATCCCAAGAGTGGGAAAACAGGGCGGGGTTCTTAACCTCCGCTTCCGCATCAGTAATGATGGCGGCTCAACTCACCCCTTATATTACCAGTGCATCAGTTGCAACTGCTCTTAGCCCGTATATTACCTCAGCCTCTGTATCGGCTGCTATTGTAAATTTTATTACCTCTGCCTCAGCCAGCACTCTTGCTGAAACAATTATCTCCAACACCCTTATCAACGATCTTTCCAACGTTAGTGTTAGCTCGGCTGTAGAAGGCCAGCTTCTTGTGTGGAATTCGGTGGCTCAGGAATTTCAAAACCAGACCTTAGACCTTCCCACCAGTGCAAGCGTGTCTATTATGATTACTGCTGCACTTTTAGACTATCCCACCTCAACAGAGGTGAGTACGATGATTAGTGCTGCTAACGTAAGCTTTATTACGTCTACTAGCACCTCAGCCCTTATCGCCACTCTCCTTGGACCTTACGTTCTTTGTGCCCAAACCAACGTAAAAATTGGTGCAAGTGCCTCTGCATTATCTTCTGATTTTGGGGTAGTTATCGGGGCAGACGCTAAGGTTAGTGGCAGTTCTGGTGTAGCTATCGGAAATTTTGCGAGGACATTTGCAGGGGCAGGAGTTATAGCCCTCGGTGCTTCGGCTGTGGCTGGTGGGGCTGGTGCTATTGCTATCGGGTACACCGCTTCGGCGGGTGGTGTAAGTGCCATGGCATTCGGTGCAGGGGCTCTTACTGGTTCGGGACAAGGCGGCATAGCCATTGGCTCTGATGCTGTCATTACTTCCGGTTCTGGCGGTATCGTCATAGGTAAGGCTGCTACAGTAGATGCCTCTGGTGCTGTTGCTATCGGTGCTTCTGCTCGTACCTGTGTTGTTGGACAGATTAAACTGGGCAAGGATAATGAAACCCATATTAAGTCTGGTGGCGGTATCCATTGGGGTGGAAGAGAAATTATAAACAGTGCTACTCTGAGTGCTGGTGATGGATATATAATCGTGTCTGCTTCAACCACGGCAATCCAAATAACTCTGACTACGGCTGGTGATAGCCTAGGACAATTTATAACTATATATCAAAAAGCCAAAGGTGATAGCGCGGGAATACCTGAGATTAAAACTGTTTTAGGAGATAGAATTATTAGCCCTGTAGCTGCCCTTACAAGTGTGCAACTAACCGGAGTTGATGATTTTATTGCTATACAGGCTATTGCCCCCACAACGTGGCTGCAAATGGGCAGGGGTGTGACAGATAATACAGGAATTGGGTATACTTTAGTAAGTGTTGTTTCTGTGGCTGCAACAACTCAAATTGCTTTAAGTAGCATCTTTTCAGACACCTCCTACGATTATATTTTACGATTCGGTCTTAGGCTAGAAACCGCAGACGGAGCTACCCTAATGATGGGGGCCCTTAACGATTCAGTTACTGTTTCCCCACTAGCCTTTCATATACAACTTGCTTCCGCTGCTGGTAGGACTAACCATACCTCCATCAATGCAACCAGAATTAATCTTAAGAGAGGAGCATCTAACCTCACTATCGCGGGAGATATAACAGGAGAAATAAAATTCTACTCTTCCGAAATTTTCGGCGGTGGGTTCAAGATAACACACCCCTTCTCAGGACACTACAACATTGCCACTGGAACTACCGCTGCTCCTGAATTTGAATCCTATATTATAGAAGGTCGTTCGGTAGACTTAATTAATCCCAATAACTTCATTGAAGGTTTGTTCTTCCAAGTTCCAGACGCTACTGTTTCAGCAACAAGCAATAAACTCAGCGGTTCCTTTAAGATATACAGGGTAAGAAGGTCTATATAAATATGGCTATTGATTCATACAGTGCCCTTGTCAGTGCGGTAATCCAGACCTCGGAAGACGATTCAGCCGAGTTTCAAACATACGTCCCTACTGCCTTGGACCTTGCGGAAATACGCCTTGCAAGGGAAGTAGATGTTCTTGGCCTTACCCTTACCGCCACTGTTACGGCTGCTTCAGGGGTTATGACTATGACTAAACCCACTGGGTATAAGAACGGTCAGGACCTTTGGTATATCAACACAAGCTCGGGGGAACGGGTAATCATGAAGAAGAAGCCCTATTCCTATATTCTGGATTACTGGCCTGTCAGTGCAAGCACTGGAAACCCTAAATATTATGCCGATGTGGATACCAGTACCTTTATCGTGGCCCCCACTCCCAATACCTCCATTGCCATGACTTTAAGATATGAGGGTAGGCCAACGGCTTTAACATCAGCCAACCCCACTAACTTCTTTATGGAGCATTGTGCTGATGCTGTATTCTTTGGTACTATGGTTGAAATGTGTAAGTTCTCTCGTAATGAGGTCTTACAGGAGAGATACGAGAAAAGTTACCAAGAGGCGGTACAGACCCTCTTGAATGAGGCGCGTAGGCAAAGATCGGACAACTCTGGTAAGCCAATGAACCCTACCCTCAATACCTTTAAAGGGGACGTTTAACAATGACTACTACATACACAGATTCTCTAAAACTTGCCCTTCAAGGCTTCAACGATAACGTAAATACATGGGGAACAGTTCTAAACGACCAGCTACAAACGATTGATGCCGCTATCGCTGGTATCGCCTCAGTAAACATTACTGGTTCGGTTACGGTTGACTTTACCGCCTCTGCTGCCGATGGTTCAGAAAACCTTAGTGACCAAGCTATTCTAAAGTTTGTTGGCCTACCCACGGCAAATTGCAGCGTTACTACTCCCGCTGTGTCTAAATGGTATATCGTCCAAAGTTCCCTCCAAACCTCGGCATACCACATACACGTTCACCCCACGGGCTCTAACGTAGGGG